GGGGTAGGGGGGCCGATCTCTGAAAAAAATTTTACACCTGCGGTGAGCCTCGTCAAAAAAATATATCATTAGTGAAAAGGCGATGCAGAGCAGAAGGTGGTGTTGGACGCTGAACAACTATGGCGACGACATTGCCGACGTTTTGGAGCAGATCGACGCGACATACATGGTGTTCGGAAGGGAGTGTGGAGAATCTGGTACCAAGCATCTGCAAGGATATTTTGTGTTACCGAGAAAGAAACAGTTGGGGGGTGTCAAAAAACTTATACCAGGGGCTCATTTTGAAATTGCGCGTGGTACTCACAAGGAAGCTTCGGATTATTGCAAAAAGGACGGGGATTTCCTTGAACGAGGAACGTATGAAGAGTCGCAAAAGGTGGTATGGAGTGAGATCAGAGATCTTATCAAGAAGGGCGATATGGATACAATTGCCGACAAATACCCAAGAGAATGGTGTATGTACGGCGACAAATGGGCAAAAAGGGTGGAATGGGTTCATGAAAAAAACATTGACCCGGATAACCTTTGGATATACGGCCCGTCAGGATGTGGAAAAACAAGATGGGTATTAGAAACATATCCGGATGTATACCACTTCCAATACAAGAAGGGGTGGTGGGACAGTTACAGAGGGCAGGAGGTTGTGCTAATTGATGACTTTGATCCATATTTCAAGCCAGCAATGATTCACGATTTCAAGAGATGGTGGGATAGATACGAATTCCCAGTAAGTATAAAAGGATGTGCGGACAAAATGATAAGGCCAAAACGATTTATTGTAACAAGCAATCACTCGATTGAAGAGTGTTTCGGAAGATACGAAAAGGACTATCCAGCAATAGCAAGACGGTTCTCAGTGAAAGATATGAATACATACATAACACCATTCAAAGGTGCAATATTTAAGTAGGAACAGGTTGACTAAGGTTCAAGTCGAAAAATTCGACCATGAAATCAACAACAATACGGCCATTAAGTGTAGTAGCAGTTGCATTATCTTGATTTGCCAAAAAACAATAAAAATTGACAAGTGTGTTGGGGGAAAACCCGGTTGTAGCAGTACTTATATTCGTACCAGCAGTTGCTGGATCATACACATCCAAAAACTTCTTGGGAGAGTAACCCATTGTAATCATTGGGATACGGTTGACAGAGGTTGATGGAATGTTTTTCCATTTAATAAGTTTGCGATTGTTTTGTTCCACCAATGCATTGTTCGTAGCAGGGAGAGTAGCAGCAGAACTATCGTCGAGAACAATCCCGATCATGAATCCAGGGGAGGGGGTTGGGACGGCACCACCAGCGCCGGATGTGTTGACAGGAAATGGGTCGAACATTTGTAAAGTGCATTTTGAACCAAGGACACGGAAGGATTGGTACAGGGAGGCCCACTTGGCCCAATTCACAGGGGCGGAAAAGACGTTGGTGTTCCCGGCTTTGTAAACATCCCATGCTTGAGGGTCAGTAGCAGACACAGCAACGTAATTCTTAGGAGTAGCAGAAGGAGTCGTATCAATAGCAAGAACTTGATCGGCGGTCGTAGTAAAAGGGAAGACGTCAGTGACACGGAAACGGACTACCTGGCGAATAGGAAATCCACCAATAGTACGAGAGGGTTTAGATCCAAAAGCACGTTTATGAACCAAAGGGCCACGACGGGACCCACGACGTTTAGCACCGGCGAAAGCTTTGAATCCACGACGAAGACGTTGACGATTAAAGAGACGACGAAGAGCAAGTTTACGAGTAAGACGAGTACGTAATGAACGAGGAACTGCCATCTTTATATGTAAGGATATATAATTTTCTTCAAAAAAGCAAGACAGCAGGGGGTCTGGGTAATACTGGACCAGACCCCGTGCTGTGATTTTTTTGCGTAAAATGTTTTTCATCAATCGGCCCCCTACGGGGGTAGGGGGGCCGATCTCTGAAAAAAATTTTACACCTGCGGTGAGCCTCGTCAAAAAAATATATCATTAGTGAAAAGGCGATGCAGAGCAGAAGGTGGTGTTGGACGCTGAACAACTAT